TAATTCATTGTCAACAAATTCTCTAATTGTTTTTGTTTCAGAATCACCTCCTATAGAAGTAATCATATATTTCATTCTAGTAGACACATTTGAAGATGAATTTTTATTTAATCTTTTTAAACCTTTCATTTCGTTAGCTATAGCTTTTTCATCTCCATGAGTTAAAAGTTTAAATGTAACTTCTTTTTTTGCTGTAGGTAATGTAAAGAAAAATTTATTTTCATTGTTTATTATTAAAGATTCATTAAGTGACTTATCTTCTACTTTTGTTAAATCTGCTTGGTGGGTTTCTCCCTTATGTTCAAATTCATAGTCTTTACCGTAACCTAAAATACGAGCTGCTATTAATACAGCATTTTTATCTCCTAACAATAAATCATCATAATTAATTGGGGTTATAATAAGAGATTGTAATAATTTATCAATTACTGTTCCATTTTCAATTAAATTTTGATTAGTTAATATATCTTCTTCTCGAGCTGTCATGTATTTCATTGTAATGGCTCCTTTAGATAATGGGGATTCTTTTGGGTATAATAAACCCTTTGATGGTAATGTAACTTCCTCTGTGGGAAATTGATGTTGTTGTTCCATAACGTTATTTATTTATTAAAACTAGTTCGGATATACATATATGTAAAATAAAGAAAGCGCCAAAAAGGCGCTTTTTCTTTATAAAAATATTACTATTAGTAATTTAAGATAGCATAATCCATTACTATAGTCATTGAAATGTTTGCTGGTGAATCTGATGTCCAATCCATATCACCAAAATTAGCTGATTGACAATAAGCACCTTTTAAAATCCATTCTTCAACTATATCACCTACTGGTCCTAATGTGTTGATTCTAATGTCTTTTTTATAAAAATCACTATAACCGTCTCTACCTGTAACTGACTCATGTCCTAATCTTACCCATTCCATTACTGCTTGAGCACCCGATGGAGTGATTGGGTCATATAAGTCACATGTAATGTTTTCCCAATTTGCTTTTCCTTTTAATTTTCTTTTCACGTTGATGTGATCAAGAACCACTTCTCCAAATGTTATACTTGGACGTGAAATTTTCTTAATAAGGTATGCTGGAATTCCATCAATAAACATTATAAACCTATTCTGTAATTTAGGTTCAAATGCTGTGAACATAGTTTCGTTTGTGTCTAATATTGCCATCTTTTTATTTTATTTATTGTTCTATTATAAATATATTATTTTTTAATTTTTATGAATCAAATGTTGCTCCAGTTGGTAGTACATTGAAATCTAAGATTATAAATTCAGCTGTTTTAGTTGGTTGTAAAAATATTTGGCCAACTAATTGATTTCTATCAATTTCAGCTGCTGTGTTATTATTTTCATCCATTTGTACTCTAAAGGCAAATAATCCTTGTCTTTGTTGTACTGACTCTAAATATGGATTTACTATATTTAAGAATCTATTTCTAGTAGCTTGTGTATTTTGTTCAAATACTAAGAATTTAGAAGAACTTCCAATAAATTTCTTAAGAGCAATTAATAATCTACGAACATTAATTCTATCTAATGCTGAAGCTTTTTCTTGAAGTGTTTTTTGTCCCCAAATACAAACTCCAGTTGCTGGGAATGTTGCAATTGGGTTAATTTTAGCATCGTATAATGTGTCTCTTTCAGCTTGATTTAATCTTGTTTTAGCTTCTAATACATTTCCTAATACACCTCTATTTAAACCTGCTGGTGCAAACCATTCTGCAGCAATTGCGTCTGAAGCTGCTATAGCTCCTGGTACTATTACTGATGGTGGTACTAATACTGGTTTATTTATTGAAGTGTCTAACACTTTAACCCATGGGTAATAAACTGCTGCGTAGTTAGTGTCTAAACCACTTACTTCGTTTACTGCTGAATTTACTGAAGTATTATATTGAGCTAAATCCATTACATAAAATGCATCTCCTCTTTCTTCTACCATATCAATTGCAGCATTTGTTACTGCTGAGTGTCTTTGTTTAAGTACACCTGGTAATGCTAACATGTTAATATCGTATTCATCTTGATTTGAAAGTATAGTTAGTGCTTTTTTATAAGCTGTTGTTCCAACTCCAGTTGATGTACTTAAATCAAAGCCATATAGATTAGTTCCTGCTGTATAAGCGGATGCTAGTGTACTTTCATTTCCTATAAATTTAACTCTATGAGTTGGTATACCATCTGTTCCACCCTGGAATGGTACTGAGAATTTAAGTTGGTTAGCTGTTGGTCCATTTACTCCTGTTGGGTCTAATGAAGCACTTAAACTGCCTGCAAATGCACTTGAATTTGCGTGGCCATTAAAGTTTTCAACATTAAATGCTCCTGCTACGTTATTTTCTATTGTATTTGGTAATGGTTTTACAAAGTTTTTATTATCGTATGATTTATCTTCAAATTTCCATCCTAAATATCCTCTTGAATTAAAGTCTGTACCTGTAGATGCTGTTTTTTGTACTCCTTCGTAAGATGCTGAAGGAAATACTACTGTATAAGCACTTGCATTATTATTTATTATACCACTACCACTAAATACTGTTGTAGCTATAGGATTAGTTAATACAGCAAATCCTTTAGGTGATAATTTAGGTGATGTAGCTTTAGCATCTACTGCTGTGTCTACTTCTACTCTAACATATTCTGAAATATTAGGATAATTTCCAAGTAATTCTACTTTTCCTAATGTTTCATTATATTGTGGGAATCTATCTCCTATTACTCTTGAAATATAATTTGGAGAATCTGGATCTAAATTACAATTATTGTATTGTTCTAATATTAATGGAGTTTTATCTGTATCATTATATCTTCTTAAAATTACAGAGAAAATAGAATATTGTGGAACACCATCTATATCTGCTGGTTCTCTTAAATTAGCAATAGAAATTTTAAATTTAGTATTCATTTCTCTACCATGAGATATTGTATGAATTTTAAATAAATTTTTACTACCTAATGCTTTACCTGATTGGATAAATGGTGTTGAAGCGTATGAATATTTTTCAGTTGTACCTGTTAACCCACTATATGTTAAAGTAGTTCCTTGGGTTACTAATTGAATAACTACCCCATCAAATAATGAACTTGATGGAGATGTTAAAGTTGTTGATATACCATGATTAGTAAATTGTGTTCCTGCTGTATCTGCTAATAATGTAGTTATTTTATCTTTAAATTCTAATTCAGCATATCCTGGTATACCATTATATGCATCAACTGCTGTTTTACTATTATCTGGTGTATCACCTAATAATTTAACCCAATATTTATTACTTGTTGGGGTAAGTGAAGCATCAAAAGTAGTAGAAAAAGACGTTGCTGAACCTGATAATTTTATTTGTAATGTACCTGCTATTGATGCAGATGTAATGTAAGATGAACCAGTAATAGTACCTAAACTACCAGAACTACCCATATTTAATGGATCAGATGCATTAGTTAAAACTGAATCTTTTAGATCTGGTAAAGCGTCTGTGTCTTTAGATGGAAAAATTGCACCTAAAAATAATCCTTTACTTGAACCTGAAGGGAAAGCAGCTAATGCTACTACTTCATTAGTACTTGTTGTGTAAGTAGCTCCTCCACCACCTAATACTCTAGTTACAGTAACTGATCCTGCACTTCTTAAGTATTCTCTAACTGTTTGTGGAACGAATGTTTCAGAGCTTAAAGTTCCAAATTTTCTTTCGTATTCTGCGAAACTTTTTACTACTGTTGGTACAAAAGCTGGTCCTTCTACTGTAGGTCCAACAATTGCAGCGCCTATTGCGCCAATTCCTGCTGGTAAAAATGAAAGGTCGTTTTCTCTTGTAAAAACACCTGGTGAAATAATTTGTTCTGCCATTTTATATTTTTTTATAAAGTTATATCCTTGATTGGTTCTCGTATAAATATGAAAAGAAAACGCAAACCACGACCAAGTAATCGATTAAAGTGTAATTTAATCAATAATAAATATAATTGGCTTTTTAAAAACTACCCTGCTGGTGTAAATGTACCTGTTTCTATATCTAAAGAACCTCTACCGTACTTGTCTGATAATGATTTAGCTAATTCTTGTTCTTCAGTTTCGATTTTTTTAATTTCAGCTTTTATTAAGTCTTCTTGCTCATTTAATTTAATTTTGGATAAATGAACTCTACCTAATTGTGAAAGTATTTGGTCTAATCTAGTTTGAAAACCTTTTAAATTATCTAACTCTTTTTGAGTAAATTTTTGTGGTTCGTTTTTAATTTCTTCTGGTGATGGTATTTTTTCTGTTGCCATAACTTAAATGTTTAAATTTATTTTTAGTATTTATTAATCGGATATACATATATGTAAAAAATAGAAACCGTTAATCTACTGTATTTATTTTTTCTATGTTTGCTGTTGCTACTGTATTTACTTTAGCTATATTAGCTGCTGCTACTCCTAATACTTTATGTGTATATCCTGAGGCTGCTGCTGTAAATGTTAATTGAATTGTACCACTAAAATTAATACCATTAGTAACGTCTCCATCTTCTTCAAGACCAGTATCATTATAATCAAGTGATGTAATTAAAGCTACTTTGGTAACACTTTGGGCGTTAGCAAATGATGCAAATGCAGCATTTAAAGTTATATTATTATTTCCACTTACACCTGTTGACCAAGCGTCTCCCGTAGCTGAATTAGAATATAAATTTGCTGCCCCAAAACCTAAATTATTAAAATCATTACCTTCAAGTGCATTATCTTCTCCATTAAATGCAGTTGATTTCATAACAAAAACATTGTCAGTATCTAATCCACTTGCGGTGTATGTTGGTACGTTTAATACAAAATTTGAAGCTCCACTAATACCAGAAGTGTCAAATCGAAAAAATGCTCTTATGTATCTAAAAGTTCCACTTCCTCTACCTGAAGATTGAAAATATTGCATTGCGCTTTGATCTCCTGAAGGAGCATTTGTTGCTATACCTGTAGTTGCATCTCTTGCTGCTGGTTGATTAGCTCCTGTATTACCTGTTATAAAACCTACATGTGACGCTGCTTGAGTTGCCATCTAAAACTGTTTTTTTGGTAAATAATAAGTTGTACTATTAAAATAACTGTTTGTTGGTGGATCAATAATTACAGCTTGATAAGTTACATTAGGTATACTGTAAAAATTAGTTTCATCAGTATTATTATTCCACCAAGTTACTTTAGTGTTTGATTTTGTTAAAGCACTTAAAGATGAACTAAAATTTTTCATGTTTTGATCACCAAAAGTATCATAAAATATACCATCGTATGTTAATAGTGAATCTTTGACATCATACCAACTACCTGTTATAATAGTTACATTAGATTTATTTGAAGCCCATGCTTGAGCTTTAGATACTATGTTGGGATGGTTTTCTATTATGGTGTGTGTTGAAATTGAATGAGAATGCATATAACCTGCTGATATTCCCATTCCAAATCCTATTTCTAAAATATCTCCTCCGTTTTCACACACGTAAGCTGCTGAAGCTGACATTAAAGGATCTTCCCAATCCATCATAACTTCAAAGTCTCCTCCAAAAGATGTGTCTGTGTAGTATATCTTATCTGATTTGAATGTTAATGTTTTGTTTGTGTAACTCATTATGCTGTAACTTCTACAAACGTACCAGATGGATTAAACCAAATTTGACCAGAACTAGCGTTTAAACAATAACCAATAACCCTTACTATATCACCACTACCTGCTGGAGCACCACTTGTAGCAGCTCCATAAGCACTACTTACTTGTTGTTCATCTAAAAATAAAACATCACCAACAGCACCTGGATCATGATCTAATGTTACCATACCTCTAAGTAACATACCATGAGTATTTGAAGTAGTTCCTAAAGCAACAGCTAACAAGCCATCACTAGTAGCTGCAGAATTTGGATTTGCTAATTCCCAAGTTCCACTTGAATTATAATGATATATTCTACCTTTAGTCATACTAGTTGCACTACCAAAAAATACTACATCACCACCATTATAATCACCATCATTACCCGTACTAATGGCCATTTTTCTTGTATTGATAGTAGTTACTGTAGTACCAGCAGCTGTAAAAGCAACATTTATGTTTACTGTACCATCATCAGCAAATTCAATAGCATTATTTGTAGTAGTAGAACCTATTGTACCATCATCGGCAACAGCTATATTACCTGTTGTAGTTACTAGTGGTGTATTTAAATTTACTGCTACATCAGCAGTTAAATTAACATTATTATCACCATCTATTGTTATATTGTGATCTGTACCTGTAATAAATTGGTCAGTAGTTGATTCATTATCAAAAATTATTTTATTTCCTTCAGGTATAAAGACATTATTAAAATAACCATCTCCACTTGCGCTTATATTACCTGAGGCTGTTATGTTAGTTACACTTACATCACCTGCGACAAAAGTCCCACCTGAAAACGTAAGTGTATCAGTTGAATGTGTTAATAGAATGTCAGACTGATTAAAATTAATAACTGCACCTGTTCTTAAAAATAGATCAGACCATAAATGATTTGTATCACCTAATGCAGCTCCATCAGTAGTTGTGGGTCTAAATACATTTTCAGCGAATTCATATTCTGCAACGTTATTAACTTTAACTGTAACTTGATTATCTGTGCTAAAATCTATAAGATTATCTGTATCTCTACCAAACTTTTGGCCAAATATATTTCCACTTGAACTTATATTACCTGAGGCTGTTATATGTGTTGAAATAGGAAAATTAAATTTAATTTCACCTCCTAATTGGATTTCTGCGTTAGCTCCTACTCTAGTAAAATTACTTGAATCATAACCAAATACAGTAACTACAGTACCATTAGTTAGTCGTTGTTTAATAAATTTATTATTTTGTAAAAATATATCACCACTTGCACTTATATCACCTATCACATGTAATTCTGAATCAGGTGTAGCAGTTCCTATACCAACGTTACCACCATCTAAAATGGTAAATACTTCTGTACCACCATCATGAATATTTACTAAATCTCCAGTTCCATCACCTCTTACATCTAAAACGGTACCAGTTGAAGAACCATGATCACTTCTTATTGATACTACAGAATTAGTAGAAGTCCCTGTATGATTAGCGTTAGTATAAAAATATGCTGTAGCTTTATCTGTTAAATCTGAACTATCTATTTGGAATTTTCTTGTAGGTGCAGTAACATTTATACCAACGTTACCGTTTGCAAGTATTCTCATTTTTTCTGCTGATGTACCTGAATTATCAGTAAAGAAAGAAATATAACCATTAGTATTTCCACTAGTTGTTCCACCTTGAATCATGGCGGCAGAACCAACATTATTTGCAAAGTTAACAGTACCTATTACATCTGTGCTATTATTATTATCATGAGTTAGTCTCATTACTGCACCACCTGCATTAGACCCATCACTTTTTAATTCTAATAAGTCGTTAGGACTAGTAGTTCCTATACCTACATTAGGCCCTGCAATTCGCATTTTTTCTGATACTGTACCATTAGAATCACCTGCGGTATTAGTATGAAAAGCTAAATATGTTTCTGTTGTAGTACTAGGATCAGTATATTTGCTTCTTAGAAATGCTGTTTCAAATGCATTAGTAAATCCTAATTCAGATACAGAGGTAGTACTAACACCTCCTTTTATAGTAATATCGTCAGATTTTATTGTTCCACTTGCACTTATATTACCTGTTACTTGTAGAGCTTCTGTTGGTGCAACTGTTCCTATACCAACGTTACCGTCGTGATCTATTCTTATAGCTTCATCTAATGTTTCATCATTTTGAGTAACAAAAAATCCTAAACCAGTACTTGAATCAGCGTCACTTGCAATTTCTCTAATAGCAGCAATACTTGCTCCAACTAAACTATCCCCAGGTGTTGTTGATGCATTACCTGCTATTCTAAATTTAATACCAACACCTTCTCCACCTAATTGGTTAATTGAGTTTCCATCATCTTTTGAGGATATGACATGCGGATAATCTATAGTGGATTGTGCTGATAATTGCGTACTAATTTCTAGTTCTGAAAATGAACCTGATAAGCCTATTATATCTCCACTTGCACTTATATTACCTGTTACTTGTAGAGCTTCTGTTGGTGTAGTTGTTCCTATACCTACTTTTCCGTTTTCACCAATACGCATTAATTCAGTACCATCATCACCAGTACCATTTGCTCTAAATCTATAACTAGAAGTTCCACTA